CTTCTCCATTCCATAATTCTCTGTGAGACTTAGCAACTTCTAAAAAGTTTTTTGATTGTAATGAAAATCCAGTATTACCAACACGATTGTTTACATTATAATATTCAGGCCAAGGAGATCCGATCAAATCATATTTTAACCAAGAATCTTTCCATAAATTGGGATTTGAAATAAATCCATCATGTGTACATATTAATGCATGTGAAGTTTTTACATATTCATAAAACAAACCTATTTCCCACTGCATAGCTTGTTTATAATTACAATCATCACGTATAAACACTGCATCTCCAAAATCCCCTAAAGAACAAATGTATTTAAATAATTTTTCAGATTCAGAGTGACGTGACTTAACTCCCTCAAATACAATCAATGTAACATTTCTATTCATCTACATAAATGAATTTCGTTTTGTATAAATATCAAATTTCCCAAATAGTGTTTTCCAAGATTTACTTGTTGATTGATTACTTGGATTTAAGGCTTTTGTAGCATTAGATGAATCAAGATTCAATCTTTCTCTTGCGAGAGCTAATAGACCCATTCCTGCGTCAGCAATGTCGGGGGACATACCAAACCTGGATTTCATTTCTGTCTTTGGTAAAACTTTAATGCGAAGGTTAAGATTCTTTTCTCCATTAGGATCTAATTTGCGTTGACACATTTCAACCATAAGGTCTGAACCGATACCTTTTATCTGACCAGTCCTCATGTACTCTTTAGCTGAGTACCATATTTCAGAAACATGGTTTACATATCTATCATGTGCTGGAGTTGGATCGTATGCGCTAACAGGCTTTTCTGATGCCCTACCACCGAATTGTAGACCAAATACATCTTTAGACCATGCAACAGATATAAAGTCACCAAGAGGTCCACCAGCACCAGACTTGTCATATCCAGCATTCTTAGGTTGAACTCCCCTAACTATGCATTCGTTCCTAAACCATTTAACAACCTGTTGAGATCTAGTCATTGTTTTATCAGTAACGTCCTCACTAAACTGAATGTATTCATCGAATTGCAATCCGCTAAATCCATGCGGTTCAGCTAATTTTCCAACAGTTCCAAAATAAAGGATAGTTCTATCTCCACCATTTGTAAACGATGGATCAAGGAATGCGACTCGTATAAGATTATTGTCTAACCATATTGCTTTCTCTGTAGCTTTAGCATTAAGTATTTCAACCTCGGAATAGATTTGATCAGATACTCCAGCGGGACACCAGAATCCACGATACATCCTCCAGTATGAAGCAGTATTCCTTTCTTCAACTGGAACTTTTTCCAAATCTTCAGGAGCATCCATCCATGAATACAGTTTTTTCCCCGCAATCATGTTGGGATTTTTGAAAGTATCAAAGTGAAGACATATCCCACGGGATGTTTCCCAATCATCGTCGTCTACGCTTATTGTTTCCCATCCTTCTTTTGGTTTGGCGAACTTACCAAAAGCGTCAACGTATGAAGCAGGGTTAGATATTCCAATAAACTGAAAGCGTTCGCAACCTTTGCTCAAGTTATAGAATGCAACCTCAGTAATAGCCTCTGAAAGCTCAGATAACTCGTCAGCTACAAAGATAACATTCTTTTGGTGGATACCTTGCATCTTTCCAGTAGCATCCTTTTCTTTCTTCTTCTCACCAGGGATTAGAGTGATTCCAGATAGATCGCCTTGAGTGGCTTTTCCGTTTTTGTCTATGTACCTAATTGTATTTAATGAGTCGATTAGCTTCCCTGGAAGTCCTAGCTTTTCACATACAGTCCAGTACTTTACAATCTTACCCCAAATACGTTGCTTAGATGCTTTAATTGTAGTTGATGTAGCTAGGACAATGGTATTCTCTGGATCTGCTAGGTAATTAATAATAGCCCATATAGCGAATGCTTCTGACTTACCAAATCCACCTGACCCTGCTATTGCTATGTAATCGTGCTTACATGCCGCTTGAATCATCCTGTCTGCCCATGGATGCCATATAAAGTTAGCTGGAGCCTTATTGTCTTTCTCAGGCCAAAATGCCTTAGCTATGCGTTTAAAGTGAAAGAACGTATCAACTCCACCAATATCAGCAGGGATTCGTTTAGTGATCTTTTCTCTAAACATAGCAAGCTCGATAGCTATTTGATGTGTGCCTTTTTTCCAGTTAAAGTCATACTGGTGGATGTATCCCTCGATTGGAAGTCCGTAGATTGGAACTGATGTCATGCTTTATAAATTATCAAATATATTAGGTGACTGCAATTTTTTTATTGCATACTTATATACTTTATGTAAGATATGTTTTGTGGAAGAAAAATCAACACATAGAGTAGTAGCGAAACTAAAGCCTTCTGAATGGATGAAGTTTAGGGCAGCATTGCTTTTGAAGAAGAAACTTAATTTTTCTGATTGGTTAAGACAGCAAATTACCATAATCATTAATGAACAATGAGTGAGCTTATTAAATCATCTATCAAACGTCTTGGTGTATCTGGAGTAAATAAACCCAAACGAACACCTAGTCATCCTACTAAAAGCCATGTTGTTTTAGCTAAAGAGGGATCTAAAGTTAAAACAATTCGATTTGGTCAACAAGGAGTTTCTGGTTCCCCAAAGAAAGAAGGCGAGTCTTCTTCTGAAAGAAAACGCAGGGAATCATTTAAGGCTAGACATGCTAAAAATATATCAAAAGGAAAAATGTCAGCGGCTCATTGGGCCGACAAAGTGAAGTGGTAATAATATAAAAAATATATGCTATTAGTAATACCTGTATCTAAACACGACAAACACCTGATAGGACGATTTAAATCTATCATAAATAAATTCCCAGTTGGAACTGACCATGACCTATTAGTTATTGGGTCAAAAGAAAATAAAAATGAAATTGAAGATCTTGAACGTGATATCAATAACTTATTCTTAACATCAAAAGTTCATTTGATTAATGATAACATGCTTGGATATCCAATGGCATGTAATTATTATTTTCAGCAAACATGCGCTTATTTGAAAAATAAAAAAGATCATGATAGTTTCTTTTGGTTTGAGTTAGATTCCATTCCATTAAAAGCTAATTGGCTAGATATAATATCTACTGAATACTATATTGACACAACTAAAGCTGTTAGGGAAAAGAGAAATCCAAAGATTTTCCTTGGAGCAAAAGAAAGGAATTGTGAAGGCAAAAATGGCGACTTATTACCTGAATCAATTTCTGGTCAGAAAATGTCAAGCGTTGGAGTTTATTCAACTGAAATCTGTAATTCACCAGTACTTTCTTCTTTATCGTTAACTGGACGGCACTGGACTTCTGTTATTCAATGGTATATAATAAAAGAATTAAATGATTCTAAATTAATTCAAAATAACTGGAGAACAAACAATTATAAAAAACATAATGATTCAATCGTATGTGATTCTATTTCTAATTCAGCATGGGATATACATTACAATAAACCCATAAATAACGATTGCGTTGTAATTCACGGGTGTAAAGATGAATCTTTATTTAACTTATTGTTGAACAATAATAAAAATAATAATATGAATATTGCAAAACAAGTATCTATTGATGATGCTGAAGATATTGTAGAAGAGTTTGAAGAAAAACAGGATCGTATTATTTCAATTAACAAAGCTAAAAGAAAAAATAGGTTGTCCATAAAAAATAAGGAACAAGAAGAATGAGCGATGTATTAGAGACACTTTCAAAAGATACTGGCAAACCACCAGAATCTAGGATTAAAGACGCAAAATCAGCATATGAGATTTGGGAGACATTACGAAGGGCAGATGCCGTCTCCGCTTTTGACCGCAGTAAAATTGATGCGGCTTATGATAATGAGCGTCCATATGATGAACGTGCGCTAATTAATGCTGGTCAGTCATATCGTGTAAATGTCTCTTGGGGTTTTGCTAAACAAGTATTGGATACAGCTATTGCTGGATATACCGATATTATTAATGCCCCTCAAACATTATTCAGTTGTAATACTAATTATGGAAATGCAAATGAACGTGATGAACTTGAGCATGTTGTGGCTCAAGAAGTAACTGCATGCATTCGTTCATGGCGTAATTTCTTTCCAACTTATTTAAAGTTATGTAACAGCTTTATTAAGCATGGAGTTGGCCTTGCTTTGTTTAATGACGAATGGGATTGGCGTTGGAAGGCAACTGACATGTCGGATTTCAAGATCCCACGCAAAACAGAAATTGGTCAGGAGAACATTGATGTTGCTGCTTGTCTTCGCTTTTATTCACCAACACAATTGTATCAGCTTATCAAAGATGAAGAGATGGCAAAGTTGCATGGGTTCGACGTTGAAGTATGTAAGAAAGCTATCATTTCATGCGTAAATAATAATAATAATTATTATAATTTCCGTCAGTATGATTGGGAGAAGCTAGAAACTGAATTGCGGAATAATGATTTATTCTTTACGACACAGGCAGCTAATCAGCAGTCCATACGTGTAGTTCATTTATGGGTAACTGAGTTTGATCAACGTGTATCGCATTACATGATTTCTGATGATAATGCTGTACAGGAATTCATGTATAAAAAGGTTGGTAGATTTGCTAATACATTTGAAGCATACACAGTATTCACATATGGGGTTGGAACTAATGGATATTATCATGGTGTACGTGGTCAAGGGTACGATGTATTTGCGCTTAATGGCGCATTAAATCGTGCTTATTGCTCATTGCTTGAGATTGCATCATTTGGTTCTGCTCCAACATTCCAGCCTAAAGATGAGACGGCATTGCAAGAAATGCAGTTCATGCCAAATGGAATCTATAATTTACTTTCTCCCAATATTGACGTTATTAAGGATACTATAGTTCCTAATGTAAGTAATGGGTCATTGCCAATTGTTAATGCTTTTACTCAGATTTTCCGTGAACGTACATCTGCTTACAATACTGAATCTCTAGTTAATACAAGCACAGAGAAATCAGCAACCCAAGTTCGTGCAGAAATGGGTAATATTGCTAAGATGTCTGTATCCGCATTGAATCTTTTCTTTGATCCATGGGAGTCATTAGTTAGGGAAATGGTTCGTAGGATGAAACGCAGGGATTTTGATGCAAGGGAACCTGGTGGTTCATATATTGCTGGACTACATAAGCGTTTATTGAGTAGGGGAAATGATGGGTTTGGTGATAGTGATCGTTACCTTAAAGCATTCCTTGACTTAGATGTGGACCGACTTCGTATCACTAAGCCAATCGGGGCTGGATCTGAAGCATCACGCATGATTGCTTTTGATAGGTTGATGAGTATGTTTGGTTCACTTCCTGACTTTGGAAAACAGAATCTTATTTGGGATATTGCATCTGAAACTGCTGGTTATGAAAATGCATCACGTTACGCAGTTCAACCAGGGGAAGAAGAGAAACCAACATTTGATGCATCTCTTGCACAAGTTGAAAATAATGTACTTCTTATGGGTGGTCAAATCCAAGTTCTGGATGGGCAGAATGATCTTGTCCATGCAAAGGTTCACCTTGAAGCACTTCAACCGCTTGTTGATAAAGCTCAAGATGCCCTTGTATCTGATCCAATATCCATTGCTCCAATGCTTGAAGGGATCAATACACTTAATCAACATTTCTCTCAACATGTGGAGCGTCTATCTGGAGATCCAACTATGCGTGAGCAATCTGCTATGTTTAGAAAAGCATTACAGAATGCAGACGAGATTCTTCATAATGGAACATTAAAAGTTCAAAAGTTAATGGGAGAACAACAGCAAGTTCAACAGCAGGAGCAGTTGATGGGTCAATCTCAACAACAAGAGCAACCACAAATTGATGCTGTTGCATTAGCTAAAATTGAAGCTCAACGAGCAGAACGTGAAGCTAAACTTCAAATGGATATGATAGAACATAACCAACGTATGGTAATGAAACAACAAGACGCATCACAAAAACTAGCTATACGTGATGCTGAAGCTGCAAGCAAGATCCAACGCCAAGGTGTACGTTTATGACATTAAGACAAGAGTTCCAATTAAACTCAGATAAGGTATTAAATTTAGAGCAGTTATTAAATGATCCATTACTTAATGAAGCATTTATGATTGTTAAACAAGAGTGTGTCCCTAAAGAACCAAGGCCAACTGTTGGGGTTGATTTAAGAGATATGATGGTAATTGAAGGAGCCAAGTCAATTGGTGCTGATATGTTTTTCCAAAAGTTAAAATCTCTTACTAAAGTATCTAGTCAGAAGAATTCTGAATTAGATAAAGAATATATTGTTCAAGCTAGACAAAAACTTTTCTCAACTGGGTTATATTCAGTTGATGAAATAAACGAAGCTGAAAGGCTTTCAATGGTAGGAAACAATCAACAGGAGTAATATTATGGAAAAAAAAACAACAGCAGTTAAGCCTATGACTGAAGCTAAACCAGCAGTCAAAAGCTCTACAACTAAAACGAAACCATGGGCAGCACGTCATCGTGTAATCATTCAAAGTAAATAAATAATAAATATGTCAGAACAAAACGTAAGCGCACCTCAAACAAGTGAAGCAGTATCATCTGATGCGGCTATTTCTAATCTCCGTGGAGCCATTGATTCCATTGGTAAGATGGATTTAAATACATCATCTAGCATTGAAAGAACACCTACTGCTCCAATAGATGAAAACTTAACTGATAAGAAAATTAACTATGTTGATAATAGTAAAACGGATTCTAGTGAACAAAAACAAGAATCTAATAATGCCGAATCAAATGATGAATCTGTTGATGTAGATAATCAAGATTCTCAACCTCAAGAAGAAAAAGCTAAGATTCGTTGGAAAGAATTAAAGCAAGCTGAAGTTGAATTAAAGTCTGCTCAAAAAGAGTTATCTGATCTAAAGAAGCGTGGTGAAGAATTTGATCAACAAGCTAAAGAAGTTGCTGAATTAAAAGCAAACCTTGAAGAGATTCAACGTGAGCGTGATTCAATTGATGGGGAACTTTATTTAACAAGGGTTCAAGCTACAAAAGAATGGAAACAATATATAACTGAGCCATTAAATGGGATCATTAGTGATGTTGAGTATTTTGCTAAACGAAATCAAACTGATGCTGGATCTTTAATTAACGCAATCCAAGCTGACGTTAATGGCAATCCTCAAGAACTAGAGTCAGTTATTGCCGATTGGTCTGAACGAGATAAAACTAAAGTTTGGGCATTAGCTGACAACTTGTTGCAGATTGAAAATAGGAAAGCAGATATTGAAGCGAATTCTAAAGCAGCATATGATGCATCATTACAAAACCAAAATAAAGAAATGCAATCACAAAAGGAGCAATATTACGCTCAACGTGAAAGTGCAATTTCTGATGTTCTTCCAAAGGTAGCTGAAAAGGTATTTAATTTGCTTCCTGAAGACAAGCGACCTAATTCAGAGACTCTTAAAAAAGAACTAATGGATTATGATTCGTGGCCTGAAAACCTAAAGGTATATGGGATTCTTGGAGCAACTGTATTGCCTGACTTGATTGAACAAATCAATACATTGAAATCTCAGTTAAATGAAACGAAAGAAAACAATGTGAAAATTAGAAGTTCATCTCCATCTGTTAATGGTGGCAACTCTCCACGTACTCCGCAAGAGTCTAGGAAATCTGTTGATTATAGTAAGATTGATACAGATGATTTTGTTAAAGGTCTAGTGTCAAGGATGGCAACTTAAAACAAATAATATTAATGAAAAAAGAGGATGTTAAAAGCATCCTCTTTTTTTGTTAAAAAAAACTTGCATTATTTTTAACAATAACGTAACAATCAAATTGCAGATTGATATTGTCTGTTGAAATAACTATATCATGGACGCTGACCCATAAATCAGTACAAATTAATAGAGCTTTAATAAACACCTTAATGGCTTATACACTGGCTCAGTATAGGATAATCAAGTTATCGTGATTTCACTTAATGAAACCATTGATAAAAAATAAGTTTAACAAATTAAATTAGAAAATATAAATATATGTCCGTACCTTTAGACAACGTAAATAACCAGCTTCAGCATGAAGCAGGTCGTATCGGAGAAATGATCTCCGCTAAACTGATCGCAACTGATCCATGGAATCGCCTTATCAAGCAAGATACATTTCCTGCTGGAATGGGTGAGACTATTCAAACTTTAGTTCAAGAACGCTCCACTGTTCCTGATGCTGGATCTACAGCATGGGCAGACGTTGGAATTAATACTGGCACGGGTAACTCTTGCAATCCAACACCACAAGTTGTTGAGTTTGCTCGCACTCTCCGTAGTTATAATCTTCAACAGGCAGCTATTCGCAGTCCTGGTTTCTGTGTGAACGATCTTCGTACAGCATGGAAAGCTGAAGAGCAACTTGCTGGTGAAGTTAAAGTTCTTAAAGAAAACTCTCAGTGGTTCTGGAGCAATCGTTATCGTGATGAGTTCTCTCGTCTCGCTGGTAACAAAGTTGTTCTCGATGTTGCTGATTCTTTGGCAATGTCCACCAGTGGAAGCAATCAAGCATTCCCTTCCGTTGCTCCTTTGTTCGCATTGGATCAAGGTATCTTGGATCAGTTTTATCTCGATCTGAGCCGCGATGCCGCTGAAGGCAATTACGCAATGGTTGATGGTGAACCTCAGTATGCTCTTATCTGCTCGCCAGAAACTAGCAACTACCTCAAGAAACAGAATGCAGATATCCGTCAGGATCTTCGCTTCTCTTCTCAGGTCGATGAGTTGATCAAGCCATTTGGTGCTGCATTCAGCTACAGTGGTTTCGTCCACTTAGTTGATCGTCAGGCTCCTCGCTATGACTTCGTTGATGGTGCGTTTGTTCGTGTACCATTCTTCGTCACAGCAGCAGCTTCCACTGGTCTTAAATCAGTAGTGAACCCTGCTTATCGCTCGGCTCCTTACGAAGTTAGTTTCATCTACAATCCGAATGTTTATACATCCCGTGTTGCTCAAGTCATCACTAGCCCTGGTAGCGGATTGAAATTCGATCCTGTTAACTATCGTGGTGAGTTCACTTGGATCAACAACAAGGATAATGCTGATAACATTCTTGGAATCAATGGCTACTTCTTTGCCTTGTTCATGCAAGGTTCGCAAGTTAAGCGTCCTGAGTGGGGTTATGCAATCATGCATCAGCGTTGCACTCCAGCAACCATCTACTCTGCTTGCTCGTAAGCTAGAGTAGTTTAACAACCAACTTGAGGTGAGGGGGTTATATCCCCCCTCACTTCAAATAAAATTAGCAAACAAAAATCATGAAAGATAAAAACGGAATGGCAATTATTATTGGAGTTGGTAAAGGTGGAGGTAAGGGTAAGGGTATGTGTGAAGAATGCGGTGGTAAAGGTTGTCCAGCATGCGAGAACGAAATGGAAAATGAATCAGCTGAAGGCAATGTAGAGTTTTCTGCTCCAGAAGGGTTTGATTATTCAAACATGAAAGAAGGAGAAGAAAAAGAAGTTCTCGCAAAAATTCGCTATGATGGCGAAGGTAAATTTTATTTAGTTGCAGTTGATGGGTTTCCTCTTTCTGGTGAAATGGAAGAAGAAATGCCTGAACCTAATGAAGATGAAATGTCTGAAGCTCCACAAGAAGAGCAAGGATACGCATCACAACTTAGTGATAAAGCAAAAAAACTTGGGATGATTTAATTTAATGTCATTTTTTCCAGAAAAATCAGATTCTAAAAGTAATCTTTTAGCTAAGATTACATCTAACCTTGGTCCAGAACAACCTGAAGTCGGTGATGGTTCGTGGAATTTGTTGTATAAAATAACAACAAATACAGCTATTGCAGCTACACAAATAGGAGCCACTGGTCCACAGGGGGCAACTGGATTACAAGGAGCTACTGGAACATCATTGCTATTAAAAGGAACTGTAGATAATGTAGGTGATTTACCAACTACTGGTAATGAAGTTGGTGATTTATATATTGTCATTAATCCTGATGAAGATGGTTATGCATGGGATGGGTTGATATGGAATAATGTAGGAAAGATTAGAGGTCCGCAAGGAACTACTGGACCACAAGGTGCTACTGGAAATATTGGTCCTATGGGTGCAACAGGTGAAGTTGGCCCAACAGGTTCTACAGGAATTCAAGGCTCAACTGGACCAGAAGGTTCTACTGGCCCAGAAGGATCTACTGGACCAATAGGTTCAACTGGCATTGAAGGTTCTACAGGTCCAGAAGGAGCTACTGGTGTTACTGGAACAGTATTAAATTTTATTGGATTATGGAGTGCTGCATCATATGTAAAAGATACAGTTGCAGTATCACCATTAGATAATAATACTTACATTAGTTTGGATGTAACAACAAATGTTTATACAGATCCTTCATTAGATGATACTGAGTGGGCATTATATTCTACGACAGGTGAAACTGGAGCAACTGGATTAACTGGTGCTACTGGATTAACTGGAGATACTGGCGCAACGGGATTGACAGGATCAACAGGTATTGAAGGACCAACTGGAGCAACTGGTCCAGAAGGTGCTACAGGATTTGGAGCGACTGGAGCTACTGGATTAAAAGGAGATGTTGGGTTAACTGGTTCTACTGGAGTTCAAGGAGATATTGGATCAACTGGTATTCAAGGTGCTACAGGTATTCAAGGTGCTACAGGACCAGAAGGAGCTACTGGTTTACAAGGAACTACTGGTGCAACTGGACTTGGGGCTACAGGTATTCAAGGAGCTACTGGACCTCAAGGGGCTACTGGAATGGGAGCTACTGGAGAAATAGGACCAGAAGGAGCGACTGGAATTCAAGGAACTACTGGACCACAAGGTGCTACTGGAGACATTGGACCAGAGGGTTCTACTGGACCACAAGGAGCTACTGGAATACAAGGAGCTACTGGAAACATTGGCGCAGATGGAGATAGATACCATACAACAAGTAATACTACATTAGACATTGTTTCTAGTGGCAATATAACTTTAACTACATCAGAACTTTATTTAGATTATTCCATTTCTCAAAACGTAATAATTTCTTATTCATATAATCAATTAATGCGAGGGTCAGTTGTTTCATATAGTGAAACAACAGGACAATTGGTTGTTAATGTGCAATTGTCTGTTGGATCTGGAACAAATTTAACTCCATGGGAAATTAATTTAGATGGAGCAATTGGAATACAGGGAGCAACAGGAGCTACAGGCGTTGAAGGAGCTACTGGTTCTATTGGAATTCAAGGTGCAACTGGACCTAATGGAGCTACAGGTGTTGAAGGAGCTACTGGTTCTACTGGAATACAAGGTACAACTGGACCAAGGGGTGCAACTGGATTTGGTGCTACTGGTGCAACTGGTCCAGAAGGAGCGACTGGACTAACAGGATCTACAGGAGTTGGAGCTACAGGACTTACTGGAGCTACTGGTGCAGGAGCTACAGGTGCGACTGGAGCAGGAGCTACTGGTGCTACAGGAATAGGTGAAAGTGGAGCTACTGGAGCTACAGGAGCAGGTGCTACTGGAGCTACAGGAGCAGGTGCTACTGGAGCTACAGGAATTGGAGCAACTGGCGCAACGGGAGCTACTGGAATAGGTGCTACTGGTGAAACGGGAGCTACTGGAGCCACAGGAACAATGCCAACCACAGTATCTACATTAACAATAACAAATGAAGCTGGTTTTGGTATTCCAGTAGAAACTAAAGCAACTCCAATAATTAGTGCTGGAGCTTTATCTTTAAACTTATCTACTGCAACATTATTTTATGTTACATTAAATGGGAATATCACATCATTTACTTTTGCAAGCCCCCCATCATCGCCTAAAGTATATTCATTTACTCTTCAGTTTGTTGCAGATGGAACATTAAGGTCAGTTACTTGGCCTACTTCAGTTAAATGGGGTAGTGCTGGTCAACCATCATTAACATCAACAAGTGGTAAAATAGATGTATTTACATTTTTAACGCATGATGGTGGAACAACTTGGCTTGGTTTTGTAAGTGGTCAAGCATTTTAATCAATGTCATTCAATTCAAGAAAACTTTTATTTGGATCTTCTAATTTAAATGATCCATATTGGAACAATGTATCTTTATTACTTCATGGAGATGGAATAGGAGCTACACCGAATGGTCAACAGAATAATACATTCTTAGATAGCTCTACTAATAATACTATTACGAGAAACGGAACTCCAACACAAGGTTCTTTCAGTCCTTATGCTTTGAATGGAGTGGCTTATAGTCCTACTTTGCATGGAGGTGGCTTGTACCTAAATGGAACTACTGATTATTTAAATTGTGGAGCAGCAATATTAAATACAACTGGTAATTTCACAATTGAATGTTGGATTTATGTTACTGGAGGGTCAGGAACACAACGAAATATTCTAGGGCAATATATAAATGGTAATGCTAATAGAACAAATTTAGTAGTTGGTACAGATAATAAAATATCTTGGTCAACAGTAGGATCAATTAATGAATTAACTTCTTTAAATGCTATATCAGAAAATATTTGGACACATGTATGTATCGTTAGAAATGGGTCAGGTTCAAATAATACCAAAATGTATATCAATGGAATTGTGCAAGGGTCTTATACTGACACTGGCAACTTCGCTCAAACAAATACATGGATAGGTCAAGGTCAGGGATTTTCTACTGGATTATTTGTCGGATATATTTCTAATTTAAGAATAACAAACATTTCAGTTTATACATCAAACTTCACCCCTCCAACATCACCAGTAACTCTTCTCTCAAATGGAGGAGCAACTCCATCCACAGCACCTACTTCTGGTCAAGTGTCATTGCTCTGTGACTTCACCAATGGTGGAATCTTTGACAATACAAAGAAGAATGTTTTAACAACAGTTGGAAATGCTAGAGTAAGCACAGCAGAGAAGAAGTTTGGAACTGGATCAATGCTGTTCAATGGAAGCACGGATTATTTATCTACAATTAACAAACAAGACCTATCTTTAGGTTCTGGAAATTTTACAATTGAATGTTGGGTTTATGCTAATTCGATTGGTTCTTTTAATGGTGTATTCGCGCAATGGCCGAACAATGGAGGTAGTGTAAATAATTCATTTGTTCTTGAGAGTGTTGGTTCAAATATGGAGTTTTACTGGTGCGCTGGATCAACTTTGTTTGGCCCAGCAACGCTTGGAACAATTACAACAGGTTCATGGATTCATTATGCAATTTGCAAAAGCGGGAATACATTATATCCGTTCAAGAACGGAGTTTTAGGAACGACTGTATCAATTGCTCAAACATTAAATAGTCCAACTTCAAATATAACTGTAGGCGGGTCAGTTGCTGGATCTGGTTATTGGAATGGATATATTGATGATCTCCGAATCACAAAAGGCATTGCAAGATACACATCAGCGTTTACTCCTCCGACAAGAGCTTTTCCAAATAAATAATATTTAATTTTAAATGCAAAAATAATTGACTAATGATAATCAATATAAGATATTAATAATATGGCACAAGTACCTTCAAAAGCTGATTCAAGAAACAATTTGTTAGCAAAAATAGCTACAAATACAGGTAACTTGTTGCCAGAAAAAGGTGATGGTGAATGGAATTTATTGTATAAAATAACAGCTAATACAGCACTTGGTGGTGGTGGAGGAACTGGTGATGGTGCTACAGGGGCAACTGGACCACAAGGTCCAATTGGCCCTGGAGGTGGATCTACAGGTGCTACTGGGCAACAAGGTTCTACTGGACCTAGCGGTGGACCAACTGGTGCTACTGGAGCTACAGGAGTTAATGGATCAACAGGAGCCACAGGGATTGGTTCTACAGGAGCCACAGGAGCTAGTGGAAGTCAAGGTTCTACTGGTCTTACTGGGGCTACAGGATTAGGAACTACAGGAAGTACTGGAGCGATTGGTTTAGATGGGGCTACTGGTTTCACAGGAGCCACTGGTTTAGCTGGCAGTAATGGGGCCACTGGTGCTACAGGAACCGCTGGAAGCAATGGAGCCACTGGTGCTACTGGCATTGCAGGAACCAACGGAATTGATGGAGCAACGGGATCGACTGGTGCTACAGGGGCAGCAGGAACGAATGGATCGACGGGCGCGACTGGCCCAGCAGGATCGGGGGCTACTGGTGCAACGGGTATTGGAGCAACGGGGGCAACGGGTATTCAAGGCCCACAAGGATTTAGTTCTGGTGCGGTGTATTATTTTAACCCCTCCGATTCTTCAAGTATCCTTGGATATTATGAAATGAATCGCAATTTGGTGATTGGAGTCGGAACAACACTTACTGCTTCTGGTGCAGGAGCGCAATTAGTTGGATCATTTGCAACAATTCCAAGTGATCCTAATGTTACTACAATTACATCTGGAAATTGGAATTTTGAAAATTTTGTTTCGATGAGTTCCAATGGAGGAACACCAAAAATTTATGGTGAGATTTATTATCGAAATCTTGCTGGAACAGAAACGCTAATTTCAACAAATGTTGTTAATCCGCATCCAATCACAAGTGGAACGCTAAACGAATTGTATTTGTGGAGCATTCCAGTTCCTGCAACAAATGTTTTATCCACGGATAGAATTGTTGTTAAGTTTTATGCCATTGATCTTGGTGGAAGAACGATGACAATGCATTTTGAGGATAGTCATATTGCACAAACAATTACTTCATTGTCTCCTGCATTACAGGGAGCAACAGGTGCTACAGGAGTTGGTTCTATCGGAGCAACTGGCATTGGTTCAACTGGCGCAACTGGTGTGGCAGG